GTCTGGTCTACACCGACAGCAGAAACAAACATACTAAAAAAGAAAGCTGTAAATGCCATAAGCCCAAACTTCATCCACGGTATGGATTCAGGACACCTTATGATGACCATTATTGCATGTTTGAAAGACCGACCAGACATGTCTTTTGCTACTGTCCACGACAGTTTCTCAACTACAGCAGCCGACGCTCCACTACTAGCCGCCTGTCTCCGAGAAGAATTCGTGAAGATATACAAAATGCCAGTACTTGAAATTTTCTATAAGCAAGTCACACAAGCAATGTCTTCAGAGGCTAAGAATATGATTCTACCTATACCGGCAATGGGGACACTGGACCTTAACGAAGTATTGGAGGCTGACTACTTCTTCTCATGAACACTCCTAAACCTAAATCTATCCTAGATGCTATGGCTCAAGCAAACTTTAAAGCTGTAATCAATCTTACCCACCAACTCATTAGACAAATCGAAACAATGAGTCCTCACATAATAATAGCTGCCAGTGCTATATTCTTCTTAGCAGTCTGTCAGCGATTTAACATCCGACCAATTAATGCTCTAGAAATTGCTCAAAACATGCTAAATAACGAAGAGCGTAGAAGTCCTAAAATGGTTGGTGGTCTAAGAGATTTTCTCTCAAAGGAAATTTAATGATCGGAACTAAGTTAGACCCAAACTGGGTTAAAGCTTTGAAAACAGCAACTAGCCGCACAACAACCGATAAATTTGGTCACTCCAGACCCCAGTGCCTCTGTTCATCACGTCATCTTGTGCCTCAGTCATTCATATGCCCGAGACACGATATCCAGATAAAACTAGCTCACACAAAGAAAAAAGATTGAAGGGAGAATGAGAAAAGTAAGAGCTTACCTAGGAAAGACAGCTATAGGATCAGTAGAAGTTGATAATCAAGTAGATGAAGTCCGTATCCTACTACCTGATGGACACCAATTCGTTATAAGTCTCTGGACTCGTAACGGAGATGCCGTGCTCATAAAACCTCTTAGAAATTCAAGACTTCTACTAACACCCGGGCCAATAGACAACTCTATGATATTAACCGCAGCTAAGAACCAAAAGAAGGGTAACAAGCATGATTAACGAACTCCCCATCGACTACAGAACTAGTCACCTCACACCTATTGCACCACTCGTGGGCTATGTAGCTCTAACAGAACCACAAGGATATCAAGGATCAGAACCCGCCTACACTTGTAAAATAGCTCTAGAAGAAGACAACACACAAAAACTCCTTCATATAATCGACGAAGCTCATTATCATGCTGGGGATTATCTGAACGCTATTGCTGAAAAGTTCGGCAACCGAGCCAAGCTTACACCCGCAAAATTGCGAAAGCATGCCCCTATGCCTTATGAATCAGAGCTAGATGAAGATGGGGCTGAGACCGGAAGAACAATCTTTAAATTCCGGCAATCCGCTACACAGTACGTGCGGCAAGAAAAAGTACCGTTCACACTTCCTATTGTAGACTCCCAAAGACTTCCCATGCGTGAAGATATTTATTCAGGATCAGATGTTATCATTAAATTTGTGGTAAAGCCGTGGTTCGTAGACGCCATGGGTCTTGGAGTAAGTCTCCGACCCCAAGCTGTACAATGTCTCAAACTTGTCTCCTCTCTTGGAGGCTCTAAGGGGTCAGACTTTTCAACAATTGAAGGTGGATACGTTGCGACGATAGCTTCTCAAAGTGATCCTGTCGCCATAGAAACCTTCGACGGAGATGAGAGTTTCAACTAAACCTCCAGGGTTCCGAAACTTCCGAAAGAGGTTTCCAAAAGGAACGGCACAAGTCACTTCAAATATGACTCGTGTCCGTTCCACCCTAGAAGCCCAGATACTTGAATGGTTATTAGATCGAGATGTCTCCTTTATATATGAAGGGGCTGGGCTCTCCTATACCACTAAGCATATATATACACCCGACTTCGTTTTAAAAACAAAAACTGGCAAAAATATATACATAGAAGCAAAAGGTTGGTTTCAACCCAAAGACAGAACAAAAATGATTCATATAAAAAAGCAACATCCAAAAGCAGATATACGATTTGTTTTTCAAAACCCGCAAGCTCGACTATACAAGGGTTCTAAAACAACATATGCCCAATGGGCTACCAAGTGGAAATTCCCTTGGTCAGACAACCGAATACCTACAGAATGGATAAAAGAGTAAATATGACTCAAGAACAGCACATATGCGACTACCTGTACAAGAACAAAACCATCACACAACTAATTGCGTGGTCCGAGTTTGGTGTATGGCGGCTAGCTTCCCGAATTAGCTCACTTAGAAGTAAGGGTTACCCCATTAAAAGCACCCTTAAAAAAGCTGCTAATGGTTCCCGTTATGCCCTCTACACACTAGAACAACGATAAGAGGCATAAATTAATGACGGCTTCTAATGAGGCTCCACAAACACACTACACACACAAAGAAGCTTGTCCCAAATGTAATAGTAAAGACAATGTTGCCGTTTATACCAACGGTAGAAAGAAGTGTTTCGGTGCAAAATGTGACTACGTGCTTCATGCACATAGTACGGAGCCTCAAAAACAAGCCATTATAAGCTCCGGTTCCTCCCTGATTGCACGTCAGGGGGGGCACCAGGGGCTTCCACACCGAAATATAGCCCCCGCTACATGCGCTAAATACAACTACTTTACTGATAAAGTTGGGCGTGAAGTAGCCACTTATTATGATGATCGAAACAACCCAGTAGCACAAAAAGTTCGCTCGCCCGATAAGAAGTTCGCCTGGAAAGGTCAGCCTAAACAAGCACTCTTATATGGGCAGCAGCTCTGGAAACCACAAAAGCGTATTGTGATTACAGAGGGAGAAATAGACTGTCTATCTGTCGCTCAACTAACCAACTGTAAATGGCCCGTTGTATCTGTACCTAACGGAGCCCCATCTGCCGCCCGATACATAACAGAACAACTTCTATGGCTTGAGGAATTCGATCAAGTCGTATTCTGTTTTGATATGGATAAACCCGGCAGAGAAGCCGCCGTCGAATGTGCTGAAATACTCAGTCCCGGTAAAGCTCACATAGTCAACCTACCTACACCCTACAAAGATGCCAACGAGATGGTCGTAGCTAAAGCCGGTGAGCAACTCACCACAGCTCTATGGGCTGCGAAACCATTCCAACCCAGTGGGGTTCTTGCTGGGGATACTCTGTGGGATCGAGTTTCACAACCACTACAAGAAGCCGATATTACATACCCCTTCGAAGCACTCAACAAAAAACTACATGGTATCCGAAATTCCGAGATGGTTGTTATATGTGCTGGTAGTGGTCTAGGTAAAACCCAAGTTGCAAAAGAAATCATCTACCATGCAGCAAACAATGGGGCAACAATCGGTTGTATTTCATTAGAAGAGTCAGTACGACGATGTGCTCACTCAATAATGGGACTCAACCTTGACAAACCTATACACCTACCTCATGTGTATGAGACTGTCACCCCCGAAGAACTACATAACTCGTTTAAAGCTACCATAGGATCTGGACAATATTTCTTCCTAGAGCACTTCGGATCTCTAGAACCAGAAACCCTTATGCCCAGAATACGTTATCTAGTTAAAGCTTTTGGCTGCGACTTAATTCTACTAGATCATATATCCATGCTTGCTAGTGGTAGTGAAGCTGTTGATGAGCGTAAAATGATAGATCTTCTGATGACCAACCTAAGAACACTCGTACAAGAGCTTGATATTAAGATGATCGCTATATCGCACCTCAAAAGACCTGATGGTGGAGCGGGACATGAAAATGGCGCTAAAACATCACTAGCTCAATTGCGTGGTAGTGGTGGAATAGGTCAGCTTACAGATATAGTTATTGGATTAGAACGAGCATCGCAAGATGATGATCCAGAGATAGCTAATACCACAACTATTAGGATTCTAAAAAACCGATTCAGCGGGGAGCTTGGGGTTTCCTCCAAATTACTATACTCCACAGATACTGGAAGACTCACTGAACTAGAGGAGCTTGATCTATGAATACACCCGTAACTGCCCTATCAAAACTTGTATTCGATATTGAGACAAATGGACTACTTGATAAGCTATCTAAAATACACTGTATCGTGGCTATCAACCCTGATACAAATGAAGTATTTAGTTATGACAACAAGCACATAGGAGAGGGCTTAGAAAAACTAGGAACAGCAGACATTCTAATAGGACACAACATAACTGGATTCGATATACCAGCTATTGAACTTGTATCTAGCGGGTACGAACTCTCTCGGACCATGCACGACACCCTACTTATATCTAGAATGCTCTATCTAACAACATTGAAAGATACAGATTATGCAAGGTTGAAATTCGGAGACTTCCCTAAAAATCTAGTAGGGCTCCACTCACTCAAAGCCTGGGGATACAGGCTTAAAATGCACAAAGGCACATTTGCTGATAGCACAAACTGGCAAACATATAGCCCACAAATGCTCGACTACTGTGCGAGGGACGTAGCAGTAACAGCCGCCCTGTACGAACACCTTCTTAAAATAAGTCAGACGAAACATATACCTATTGAAGCTTACGAAAAAGAAGCTATAGCCAACTACTGGCTCACATATGGGGAAATGAATGGGATCGGATTCAATCAAGTGGGCGCTGCTGCCTTGTATGCTCGATTATCTACAGAACGGGAGGACGCAACAACCTCCTTAAAGGAACAGTTCCCGCCAAGAACCGTATCAATGGGTCTATTCACCCCAAAGAGAACTAATGCACGCCTAGGTTATGTGGAAGGTGTGCCCGTACAGAAGCAGAAAGTACAAGAATTTAACCCTAACTCAACAGCTCACATTGCATCCAGACTTACAAATATCTACGGTTGGAAACCGCAGGAATTCACACCTACGGGGCTCCCAAAAATAACCGAAGCAATACTTCAGCCGCTTAACTACAAACCAATCCCTGACTTGATTAAATTTAAAACCGCTCAAAAACTCATAGCTCAACTAGCCGAAGGACATGTCAATTGGCTCAAACTAGTTAAGGACCATAAAATACATGGGCGTACATTCTGTACAGGCACAAGAACCGGACGTATGTCCCATTCTAAACCCAACATGGCACAGATACCCAGTAGGACTGATGTCAGAGAGCTGTTCAGACCAACCAGAGATAATTGGTGGTATCACGATACAGACCTCTCTGGTATCGAACTTCGAATTCTAGCGCACTACCTAGCTAAATATGATGATGGGATATTTGCATCCATCGTAGCAACAGGTGATCCACATGAAATGTTCATGGGGTGGACTGGTATAAGAGATAGAAACATCCAAAAGTCTTTTACCTATGCACTTATATATGGGGCGGGATCTCAAAA